CCATTTATTACACCGACTTATGATTTATTTAGTTTATAATCGCATTTTATAAACGAGGTCATACTTTAAAGATTGACATCTCTTTTATATCATATTCCACTCCAATCTTTACCATGATATACTCTAAATGAAGGACAAACGCCCATGGGTAGAGCTAGGACCAATTCGCGGGGATACACCAGAGAACAGCAACTAGTACAGGAAAATCGTCTATTAAAACGCCAAGTTAGTTCATTAAGAAAACAACTAGCGCGCCTGGATCTTGATAGATATGAAAATATTAGAGAAGCTGTTGAGGATCACGAACGAAATAGCGGCTTATCGACCACCCAGGATCTACTGGAATCCCTAAAGCAGGAATGGAAATGTAAAAAAGAAGCCTGTTCTGGCTATTTAGAAATAATTCTATTTAATAAAATAGATACCACCTATTACTACAGGGTATGCAATAGTTGTTCTAATAGGACAAAGAGCCAAAAATATTCTCCGGATGTCAAAGGGATACTTAAAAATTCCGAAAAGGATAAAAAATAATGGAAGAAGGCAGTGTTGTTATCTGTGGCACATCACAGGCTGGAACTGTTGTAATGAACGCAAAAGGCGACCTAATGGTTCTCTTAACCAATGGAAACATATGGTTTGGTCCTTCCTCTCAATGTCGATTACCTCAAAGCAGGGAAGACCTTGATGCCTGCCCATTAGAAGTGGACAGATTTGAAGGTCGTTAGTTCTTTAAATTCAATCATTTAATCCAAAAATCGCTTTTTTGTTGACTTTTTCAAAAATCCTTGTTAGAGTGGTTCTTGGAGGATAGTGATGAATACCTATCTAATTGCTATTATTTTAAATGCAGCTAAGGCAGCCTCTGTTCCTGGTTGGTTATTTCTTGCGATTTGCAATCACGAAAGCGGCTTGGTTCCTTCTGCCATTGTGCATAATGATGGTGGTAGCCCTTCAATAGGACTATGTCAAATAAAAAAAGGGACAGCCCAATCATTGGGTTTTAAAGGTACACAAAAGGATCTACTGAATCCTAAAACAAATGCGAAATATGCAGCTCTTTACCTTAAATCCCAATTAAACAAATACGGGTCTCTTTGTAAAGGTGTGGCAGCATATAATAGCGGGACGTACAATGAGCATAAAATTCAACACATCCCTAGAAATATTAAATATGTTCATAAGATTCAAGCATTACTAGATAATGATAAAAAAGAACTGTTAAATTGCAGGAAACAAAAATGAAAACTGTAAAACTAACTAAAAAAATGCTTAAAATGCATCCGGCTGACTTGCTTATTAGGTTAGGTGCCGTTAATCTAGAAGCTAAATTGGCTTTTCCACAACACGTTTACATGGCTAAAGAAGACTATAAAAAACTTACGGAAAATCTTAAAACATACGCCAAGAAAATGAATCCGAATTCTATTAAACGCATTATAGATTATTCTGTTGGAGCAGACATGCTCAATTATGGACCCAACCAAACGTTAGAGGATGCTATTAGACCGGGATATGTTCTTATTGATGCGGAAGGTATTAATAGCAATACCACGAACGATCGATTAGATTAAAAATTAACTTCTATCAAGAGCAAAAAATGGGACAAGACCTTTAAAATTGAAATTAAGTTTATAAGTACCTTTTGACGGAGCAGTGTGACTCTCGTCTGAGCATTTACACTGTGGGATAAAGATAATATCTTCTTGAGTTGCTCTATCTGAAATTCTTATAGAAATATAGGGCGATGCAGACACGTCATTAAATAAACTTCGGATATTTTTTGCCTGTAAACCACCGCTCAATTTCAGACGCAGTCCGTTGACACTACCGCTAACAGTAATTTTACCACCAGCAATTTCTTGGGGATAAGGTGAATCAATTCCAAAAATTTCTTCTTCCCCATAACTGACGGTAAAACTAACACTTTCGACTTCTTTATATAACTGATTGTTTATGTATAAATTTATGTGGGCGCCTGTTATTACGACTGGAAGTGATGCCATGTAATACCCCCGTTGATGAGTTCTTTTTTTATATATTCTTCTTTATTTTTAACCGTATAAGGAATTCGAATAAGAGTTATGCCTTCTTTTTTACAGAGTTCATCTTTTAAAGAATCATATTTTTTAGTTTTATTAAAATTATGTTCACCATACCTTGGAAAATAATGCTGTTCGCCATCGTATTCAAAAGCTAATTTCAGTTCAAAGCAAAAGCCGTCCAATTCTAAGGGTCGTCCGTTTTCATTCATTAGAAATGTTGGTCTACATTTAAGAAATTCTTTACCAAACAACGCATGAAATATTCTGCGGCATTCTTTTTCTGGTCTAGATGTTCCTTTATGCTTTTTCATATGTGAGCAAACTTCATTTAAAATTTTCAATCTCCTTGCAGCGCCATATGCGCTGGCATTCATTTCCTTAAATTCCGATCTACTTTCGCATTTAGTCGCTATCTCTAGTATCGTCTCATGTGTCCAGCATTTATTGCCAACCATGTTATTAAAAATTTTATCTTCTAAATTTAGCCTATAAACAGCATAAAAAGCACTAGGACAGCCCGTCTTAAATTGCTCTTTAGTCTCGTATTTAATGGCTTCCTGTTCTATTTCCTTAATAGACCAATGCCTATATGTCACTTTCATATGAGAACAAATTTGATCCAAAATACCTCTCCTAAGGGAATATTCGTAACAATTGGGACTGTTATGTCTAAATTCAGATTTAGTATTATATTTGAGAGCTTCTAAAACCAATTCTTCGTCATTCCAAAAGCGTATTTTGGAGGTCATGTGACTACACACTATATTTAAAATTCCGCGTTTTTGGGCGGCCTTGTATGCTAATTTACTCTTTACGGCAAATTCACCACGTTCCGTATGCTTATTAGCCTCTTCTTGTATCTTTTCAAAATTCCACTTCATAATATTATCGTATCTTAAAATAATCAATTTGTCAATATAAAACTTAATTTCCCGTCAAATCATTTATAGGATAACTAACATTAACAGGATCTGGACCATAAACATATGCTATCTCCGAGTATGACGTACCTGCTTTTCCTAATCCGATGTCATCTGGAAACAAAATTACGAAATTAATTGCTATACCCGCAGCTATCACTTGATTTATTAAAGATTCTGCGTAAATACGCCCAGAAACTACATCTGTTATGAAAAATTCATAACCTGTTCCATTATTAGGTAATACCACTGGGGACTTAGATTGAATCAACATAACGCTTTGACCAGCAGGATGATCGTACTCTAGTGCATTAATGGGGCTAAGTAAGATACTAGTGGCTGAAGGTACAGCAATATATTGCGCCAATTCTTGCGTCTCTCCCCCATAATCAAAAACGATATACCCGGTTTGGTTAGGAAATCCCGTACTATCGCTGACCAATACGACTCTACCCGTGCTAGAATTCACATCTTCTGTTAACATAGTCGCTACTGCAGCTACTGTAAACGGTTGTGATGTATCGTAAACGTATGGACCTTCCTGATTTGGCTCTAGAGAAACATTTGAGCCTTCTGGTCCGCTAGCAATGATATTTTCTGAACCTGCGTACGTAATAGTAAGTGTATTTGCTAAACTATCATTCTGAATATAAACCATGTCTTGACCATTAATGATATTAACAATTCCCACCATACCGGCATCTAGATCGTTTATAGCGGCAACGATATTTTGGACAGTTTCTAGAATAGTTCCACCAATGGTAAAATTGGCGCCAGCTATTAAGGAAATAGTTGATGTAATGCCGAAAGCATCTCCGAGATTAGGTTGTGCTAAAAGAGTAAAGGTACCTCTAGGAGGATCATGTAGATGTGCAGAACCAACTCTCCCGCGTCTGATGACTCTCGTGGTAGCTGGTAAAAAAATCTGAACTACATTAGTCTCTGTTTGATACAGTGCGGCGTAATATTGATTGCTCTGAATAGTTTCTTTTACTGGACTAAAAAATAAAACTGCTGTATCTGTTCCCTGTGTCACTATACCAGTAGTTCCAATCGGATTATAAACTTCAAAATATTGTGTATTTACTGGTCCACCAACAGAATCAATAATAGTAAATGTTCCCGCATTAGAACTTGAAGCAAATCCACCTCCATAGATATTGACATAATTACCAGGAGAAAGTTTGCCTACGTTTGGGTTAGCACCTCCAGACCAGGTGAATCTAATTTTACCATCTGACTGTAAGCTTAGTGTCCACTGCGTGGAGGCATTCCCGCCAGCACCTAATACGGGTCCTGGAAAAACAAGAGCGTTTTGGGCGCTTCCGCCTAGAACTTGAACAGAAGATCTAGGACCTATGGTGCTGGAAATGAGTTGTACATAATTTCCAAGACCGTTGTTAGTAGTGGTGGCAAGTCCCGTTAAGTTTTGAGTATTTAAATATGCTACAATGGCATCAGCCACTTCAATGGCTAAGGCAGCATGAATATTTGTAAAATTTGAAGCCTCAAAAGGAATTGTGACAGGAGGACCGCCATCAAAACTTACAATAAGAGTGTCGCCATCATTCAAATTATATGGTTCCACCATTGATGCGGAATCAAAAGCATTTGTAAATTGTATACCAAATATAATTTCAAGCAAGTTCTCAATTAGGTCTCTGACTTGTTTTCTATTTTTTACTTCTATGCCAATTTGTTGAAAAAGACTATCGGCTAATCCAAGTTCTGGGGGTCTAGTGACGCCATATTGCGCAAGGAGAAGATCGAGATATTGTCCAGAAGCAGTAGTAATAAATAAATTTTCATTCACTGCTTCAACTGAATTAATTAAATAACCTGTGCCAGTGGATAAGGCGTTTAAGACAGCGGTTACATTCGGTCCTTTGATGGCCGGATTTAAGAATGATCTTAATCTTGCGTAATCTGGATTATTTGCCATAAATTATTGAATCAATGAAACTGAAATATTAGTACTATCAATGACATAAGTTTGTTCATCTGGTTGAACTACAATTAAATCATTTGTATCGCTATAGGCTGGGCTAGAAATTGCAACAGAAGTAATACCAGGAATAGTTGTGCAAACTGCGATGATACTGGAAATTGCGATCGATTGCCCAATTGGGTTACCATTTATCAAGGCTGCTACGTTGCTTTGGACCTGTTGTTGAATACTGCTGAATGGCGCGCCAGTTGAAAGACGAACCTCAATAGCAAGATCATTAATAACAAGAACTAGAGGTGGCTTAATAAAAACATCGCTTCCCGCTGCGGCTACTCCAGGGAAAGTTACCGCGTCAGTTGGGTCTCCGTACACAACTCTATTGGCTTGTTGAATTAGACCGGTATTATATTTATACCCATCAATTCCTTGATCTGTACTAACTGGGAATACCATTTTTTGTAGCGCATTTACTTCCACACCAGCACTTTGATTCATTTTCTGATATTGTGCGAGGGTAGTGAATAGAATTTCATTCATATTGTTTGTGCCGGGTTGCATCGCTACCAAGTAGACCTGTTTATAACCGGTATAAGGTGTTCCTTCATTGATGTAAAAAGAAGACAATAATCCTGTTAAATTTAAACTACTTACAGCAGAAATTAATCCTTGTACTACGATTTCCGTTGGGCTCACTACAGAAAGTACTGGATAAGTACCGGCACTATTGGCACCAAACGCCGTTCCAGAAATAACTAGCTGATCTCCTGGTATAGTTGCCTCGTAAGTGTAAAAGGTTAGGCTACTTGATGTCAATGTCTGTTCTTCCTCAACGTAATCAGGATTAGTAATCCAGAAACTATCATTCCAAGTTCTGATCACTCTAAACGTGCCTTGATTACCAGCCGAGAATGGCGCTCCAATAATAACCGTATCCCCTTCTTGGACACCAGTAGTGGCTGAAAAGGTATTAAAAGCATATGGTTCTGTAGAGTCTGCCACAGCAGCAGGATTAGTAACTTGGAGGGTAGTAGCTGTTACGCCAGATACCATGAATGTCCCATTATTTCCTGATTCAGCCAACCCGCTTATGGTGACTAGATTTCCTATGCTGAGCCCGCTAAAACTCAATGTTCCGGTAAGGACAGTATAAATGGAATCATTAGTACCACCCACTAATGAGACACTTAAATTACCCCCACCAGAGGCTGTGAAAGCAACAGGAAAAGTTAAATATTGAGGACTAGAAGTACTATTTACGTAACTAAAACAAACAAAATTTCCTTGTTTTTCAACCCTAAACTTAAGTCCACTTAAACCGGCAATAGTCTTGGGTGAGCCAAAATATAGTTGGGTTGGAAGTTGTCCTGATACACTAACAGTTGTTTGACCGGCGCTAGGACTATTAGGCACAGTTGTTACATCAGAGTTTACGCCGAAATTTGTAAGTTTCTTTTGAGCATTAGCTGCCTGTAGAAAAAACCATTGCCCACTCAATACGTTGTCTGATGCAGTAGCAATAGCAGAAATTGCAGCATACTGATTATTTATATTTAACGCACCATTTTGAAGCGGGAACGAGTATCCATTTGCTGATCCTCCGACCACTTCTACATATCCTTGAGAACCATAGGTGTATGAAGAAACTTCTACTCCAGAATCTCTATTGGCAGTGTTAATCAAAGCCGCTGTAGATAAACCTGTGACTGGTAGTACGTTTATGTATTGTTCCACTTGGTCAGGTGTAGTAGGAGATAAAATAACAGTTTCACCGTTATTAAAAGCATATCCTGTGCCATCGCTAGGATAAGATAGCGGTTTTTTGAAAACAAATTGAGGGCTACCCGTATTGGTAAATGTGAGTGTGGTTCCAGGATTAGTGGACAGGGCGGTTGCAGAGAGAGTTATCATGGGTCCAACTGCAGTGACAACTACAGTACCCCCAGGAATACCAGTTCCAGACACGCTTGCCCCTGGTAAAATCCCTTTATTTGGGTAAACTTCGGTTAAAATATTGCTACTAATCGTGGTATTTCCACTTCCCGATATAATATCTGGACTTATATTACTATATAAAATCCAATTAATGCCATCTAGAAGTTGGGTTGAAGCATTGGCAGTAATGATTCCAGTACCTGGGCTACCGCCAGTGCCGTCATTTACAGCAGTAGCGGTAACCCAATCTGATAGGTTCGTATTCACATATGTAACTACTTGATTTGCTGTAGTAGAGGGAGGTACTGTTATAGTTACATTTATGGTATTAGTTATAGTAACGCTACTGGTAATAACAGAAGCGCTTCCGTTATATATGTAACTTACTATAATTTTTTCTCCCGAACTTCCCCATTGGACCGATCTATAAAGAATAGAACTTTGATTTGTTGTACTTTTTAAAATATGCTTGGCTTGCATGAGAACTTTATAGTTATTAAAACTAAAGCCAGGACCAAAAGAAGTGCTAAAAGCACCTGTGGGTGCGAAATCATAATCGTAAGCATTAAACGCACCAGAATCTATGGCATAGGTAGTATTAGTTAGGGCGTGACGACAAAATGGGATCTGAAAAATGTAGTTGGTGAAGTTATTATCCATAACTACGACCATATTATCATTATTTCCAAAAGAAAGGGGTGCTGATGTAAAAAATCTATCATGAATCCTAAGTCTGCGAACATCTGGGTCGTTAGTGAAATTTACGGTAGTAGTTGGAGGAATTGTCTCCTGTACTACCTCATTTTCAGGTTGTTCGTCATCGATAACACCTACAACGGTAATTGGAACTGCAGTAGTAGTGGCAGTAGCAGCTAAACTAATATGAACTTGAGTAGGAGAGTCAACGGAGGAAATAATAGTGCCCGAAGGAATTCCTGCCCCTGTAATGGTCATCCCTACTTTGAAGCCTGTGGTAGAAGGAATATTAGTGATAATAAATGACAAATTAGTAATATTACCAGTAGTAACTTCTAGAGTTGTTCCATAAGGATTCAAAAATGTAATAATTTCATCAGGATCTCTGCCACTTAATGAGATAGAAGAAGTCATAGTGGTTAAAAGAGAATCGGGTGGGTATGCAACAGGTGAATCAGCAGACAGTGTGCTGTGAAAGAATGAGGGCATATAAGTATTAGCAGAATCTTGATGA